ACACGGTATACCGAAATTCTACAATCACATTTCGGCGTGACATCACCGGATGCACGGTTGCAACGCCCAGAATATCTCGGCGGTCAAAAATCAGAGCTTAATATGCAACCAGTACCGCAGACGAGTTCAACAGACACAACATCACCACAAGGTAACTTATCAGCGCTCGGAACATTAAGCAGCCGAGGCGGATTTTCAAAAAGTTTCGTTGAACATGGTGTGTTAATCGGAATGGCGTGTATCTACGCAGATTTAACATATCAACAAGGAATGAATCGTATGTGGTCACGTCGTGACCGTTGGGACTTTTATTGGCCTGCGTTAGCACATTTAGGCGAGCAGGCAGTTCTCAACCAAGAAATATACACACAAGGTACAGCAGCAGATACGCAAACATTTGGTTACCAAGAGCGTTACGCTGAATACAGGTATAAGCCATCACAAATTACAGGAAAAATGCGTAGTAACGCTACAGGCAGTCTAGATGTATGGCATCTTGCGCAGGATTTCACAGCGCTGCCGGCGCTTAATTCGTCATTTATCGAAGAAAACCCACCTATAGACCGCGTTATAGCGGTAACAACGGAACCAGAATTTATCTGGGATTGGTATTTCGATTTAAAAACAACACGTCCAATGCCGGTGTATAGCGTGCCTGGGCTAATCGACCACTTTTAGATTCGCCCAAGCATCGCGGAGCAAAATATGAATACCAAATGGATATTGATAATAAATATGGCAAGGAAGTTTGCGCTCCCTGCCCTATTTGGATCTTTAGTATTATGGTTAATTCATCACAATCTTCAGCCTTGGGCTGATGTCGTGTGTGCAATTGGTGACGCATTATTAATACCGATTCAGGAGTGTAAGTAATGGATCCAATTACAGGTGCGTTAATTATGGGCGGTGGTCAAATATTAGCTAACCGCCAAACAGCAAAATCAACGGCTAGGCAAATCGCGTTTCAGGAGCGCATGAGCAATACCGCGCATCAACGACAAGTAAAAGACCTCAGGGCAGCTGGCATAAACCCCATTTTATCAGCAAAACTAGGTGGAGCTTCGACCCCGCAAGGCGCGAGCTACACCGCAGCCAATATAGGGTCCGCTGCCGTACAGGGATACCAGGCTGTTTCATCAGCAAAACAATCTCAAGCTCAAACGGAATATATAAAGGGACCGCAGACGCGAAAAACAAATTGGGAAGCGTCAGTGTCCCGCGAGAAGGCGTTTGAGATAAACGCAACAACAAAGAAAATTGAACAAACAACAAATATTGAACGAGTTTTACACGAAGAACGTTGGGAAAAATTATTCAGTACAATGGGACCCGATAACGTGATCGCAAGTGTTGCAGCAAATTTGCACAATGTGCCTATGAAAGACATTTTAAAAGGCACAGCCGGTGCTGAAAAGAACGCTTTAATAAGATTGATGACAGAACTCCAAGGCTACAAGTCGACAGTTCGACGCGAGATAGTTGGAGGCGGTCAAGTCCTGGAAGAAACAGCCTGGGCAATCGGTAGAGATATTACGAAAGTACTTAATAAAATAGGAAATTGAACATGACAAAAATGAAATTTAAAACAGGATATACAGACCGGACCCGCAAAGGGTTTGAGACAACAGGCGAGAGCCTCACACAACAGAGTCACGCGGCAGCAGCCGACGTGCGAAATATTATTAGTCAATATGATAAAACGGGGCTTATAGCCAACGTTAACAAAGGAATAGCGCAATATGGCGATTATTCAGAAATCAATGAGTATGCGGAAGCTCTTAACATCGTTCGCGAAGCTGAACAAAGTTTTCAAGAAGTTCCGTCTCACATTCGGGAGCAATTCAACAATAATGCTGGATTATTTTTTGAATTTGCAACAAACCCGGAAAACAAAGAAAAAATGATTGAATTGGGGCTAGCAGAAGCCCCTGAAATCAAGGTGGAGGTGACACCTAAAAGCGATCCCGCACCTCCCGCTCCTCAAGAAGCTGAGGAGTAAGGGATCGCAGGCCCAGTTAACTGCTTGATGTTAACTGGGCCAACTGACACTAAAGGAGGTTAATGTCGTGTGGAATGTAAACTATAAAGTAGTCCAGGCTAAGAAATCAGGAGATCGGACGAACTGGATACACGTTGGTATGGCGTTTAAACGTGAAAACAAATTTAGTATGAAACTAGAAACATATCCAATGCCAAACGAAAACGGAGAAGTTTGGTTACAACTATACGAAAAGGAAGAAAGTGATGAAGTACAGAAAGAAAATGAACAAGGGCAAATCCAAAAAGATGTTCACAAAAAGAGCTATGGCGGTTCAGCCGCGTAACTTTGCAAAACCAATGCGGGGTGGAATAAGGCTATAATATGACCTGTTATCACCCACTCCTCGCGTTTAAATACGAGGGCAAAGTGGTATTTAACAAACCCTTTGCCTTCGCAAAGGGTTTTAATTTGCCTTGTGGTCAATGTTGGGGCTGCCGCCTCCAACATAGTCGTGAATGGGCTATACGATGTATGCATGAGGCCCAGATGCACGAAAACAATTGCTTTATAACATTAACTATAAATCCAGAGACATTGGAAAAGCGTCCTCGCCCATGGTCTCTGGATATCACCGAGTTTCAAAAATTTATGAAACGGTTACGCAAAACAATAGGAAAAGATGTTAGATTTTTTCATTGCGGAGAATACGGTGATGAAAACAAAAGACCGCATTATCATGCGTTAATATTCGGGTACGATTTTCCAGATAAGCAATTATGGGAAAAAAAATTAGGTAATAACTTATATATATCACCCGAATTAGAAAAACTGTGGCCACATGGGTACCACAGAATAGGTAGCTGCACATACGAGAGCGCAGCATATGTAGCGCGCTACGTTATGAAAAAAGCGAAAGGGGAGGGACCCCCTGAGCAATATATAAATCCGGAAACCGGCGAGATTGAATATGATCTCGAAAACCAATACGCAACAATGAGCCGCCGCGCGGGAATTGGTGAATCATGGTATTGGAAATATGGATGGACCGATGCACATCGGCACGATTTTATCGTGCATGAAAATGTCAAAATGAAAGTACCAAGGTACTATGATAAACAACTGGAAAAATACGACCCTGAGTATTTTGAAGAACTAAAGGCGAAGCGAAAAGAACAGGCACCAGAGACTATAGTTGAGTACAACAAAGCGATGGATGACCTCTGGGTGTCAGAAGAAATAAAAATAAAAAAATTAGAAAGATTGGTGAGAAACCTGTAAAATGTCATAAAATGAATCATTTACAGGTCAACAAGAGTCAAAACAAACACATACATATATTATTGACGGCTAATGTATATTATGCGTAAAATCCCTTGAGTCCATTATTTCAAGGGAGTTGGAAATGACGAAAGTTTATTACGCAGTATTTGATAGAAAAGCAGAAATGTATTCACCACCATTTTTAGAAATAAAAGATGGCACTGCCATAAGAGCAATTCAAGATATTGTGATTAACAATAAAGATCACGCTTTCGCAAAACATCCAGCTGATTTCTCATTACATCGGCTTGGTGAGTTTGACGAAGCTAGCGGTGTTATTACAGCGCAACCAAAACCAATCAAAATTATAGAAATTGAAACGTTAGGAGAGTAAAATGCTCGGCGGACCAATGGGTACCCTACCCACAACATTAAATCATGAATTTAGCCGCGTCCCACAAGCGGAAATTCAACGTAGTACATTCAACCGTGTACACGGTCTCAAAACAACATTCGATTCAGGGTACTTGGTTCCGATTTATGTAGACGAAGTTCTACCGGGCGATACGTTCCAAATGAACGCAACGGGGTTTGGCCGTTTGGCCACCCCGATATATCCAATTATGGATAACATGTATGTAGAAACATTTTTCTTCTACGTTCCAAACAGATTAATCTGGGACAATTGGGAAAAATTCAACGGCGCCCAGGACAATCCGGGCGACAGTACAGATTATTTAGTACCACAAGTTCAAAACACAACAGTTGGCGAGAACTCGCTCATGGATTACATGGGCTTGCCAACACAAATAGCAGGTATCGATTATAATAACCTGCATGGTCGAGCTTATAACCTTATCTGGAACGAATGGTTTCGGGACGAAAACCTACAAGATAGTATTCCAGTTCCGAAAGGCGATGGACCAGACACATATACAGATTTTACATTGCAAAAACGTGGCAAACGTCATGACTATTTTACATCAGCATTGCCATGGCCCCAAAAAGGCGAAGCGGTATCACTGCCATTGGGTACATCAGCAGACGTTACAACTGATGTTGGTGTCGCCGCTGCGTTAACGCTTAAATCAACAGTAACAAATCAATATCAGTATATGGCAACAGGTGGGCCGCATCTCGCGGTAGACACACCAACCAATGCAAATCTAAAAATGTATGCTGATCTTTCAAATGCAACAGCCGCAACAATCAATCAGCTGCGGGAAGCATTTCAGATTCAAAGACTGTATGAGCGCGACGCGCGCGGCGGTACACGGTATACCGAAATTCTACAATCACATTTCGGCGTGACATCACCGGATGCACGGTTGCAACGCCCAGAATATCTCGGCGGTCAAAAATCAGAACTTAATATGCAACCAGTACCGCAGACGAGTTCAACAGACACAACATCACCACAAGGTAACTTATCAGCGCTCGGAACATTAAGCAGCCGAGGCGGATTTTCAAAAAGTTTCGTTGAACATGGTGTG